GTTCATCCGGAAGGCGGCCAGCACGTTGGTACCTTCAGCCCATGCTTTGGCCGGACTCATTCGCGAGGCGGCGGAGATGTTCTGCAATGAGGCTTCCGTCTGCCGGGCCAGAGCGTTGATTTTTTCTTTCATTTTTCTTGAATTGGTGTGATCGTCGTATCCAGCCGCGGGCGGCGGCCTTCCAATCTTTGATGGGTTTGTTTCGTCCTTGGGTCCATCCGTTGGCTTCGTAGTAGTCGTAAAAGGCCAGCGCCTCCGACTCCTCCGCTCCAACCTCTTTGAAAGATTCCAAAACTTCATCCAAATCCTTCGGGCGTGCCCCTCTCTCTTTAGATGTGTTTTTAGTTGTTCTTTCTATTGTATTAGTATGTCGCCATTTTGGCGATGCAGACTCGTCATTTTGGCGACCCTGCCCCGTCATTTTGGCGAGGCTGCCTGTGCTCAAATGTCGCGTTCGACCGTTGAACTTGCTCTTGAGCATACCCAGCTCGACGAGTTTCTTGACCATCCTTTGAACGGTACGAGGTGCAATTCCGTACTCTTCTTGGATGGTCTCGTTCGACTTGTGAAACGTCCTCCCGTTGCCCGTGAAAGAGTCCACCTCGGCAAGAAAAGCCTTCTCGCAAATCGTTAGTCGCTTGTCCAACCATATCTCTGCGGGGATCCATACCCCCTTGAATTCTCTTTCCATGTGGTGGAAGATAGAAAGGGGGAGGGTTTGCCTCCCCCGTTTCTTCAAATTGTTGTTTGTGCCATGTGAGCTTGAACGATGCGTCGAACCATGTCTTGAGGCTCGAAGCTCAAGGAGTCGATGTGCTCGAACTCTTCTTGGCTGAAGGTGACTTCGACGGTGACGTCGCCTTGATAACTGGCAGAGGGTCTTGAATGTTTGTCCATCCTGTTTTGGTTTTTAATGGGGGCTCAATTTCAGCCCAGTGTGTAATGTAATGTTCGTCGTAGTAGGCTGGGCAGTCCCAGTACCCGTGCTTTGGATCGGGGTATATAACCCAATCCCATTCGGCCACCCACATATAACCTCCTTCTACCGTGTCATCTGCGACAAGATACTGTCCAAATGTGGGTGGCTTGTGCTTCTTTGCGTCGTGCCAAATCATGTTTGCCGTATTGGTTCGAGCTCTTCTATCTCATGGATTCGGTACATGACCTCGCCTTCGAGCTGGAGCCACGTCGTATCCTTGGTGGCGATAATCTCGGGGCCGTACTTGAGGATGCCCCGTGGGTTCTTCTTCACCCAGTTCTGCACCGTGGCCGGGGTTACCCCCAGCTCACGTGCGCAGTTTACTTGGCTTCCAAAGTGCTTCTTGATATACTCTTTCATGCTTTGGTGAATTTGACCATGCCCCACAGCAAAGACACCTCTGTCTTGGTTTGAACCTCCTTCGCTTGAACGGGCTCGTCTTGTTTTGTGAATAGGCGAGAATCGTTTTTGACGTTGGTGAGGCTGCTCATCAAACCTTCCCGGTGGAGTTTGTTGCGGCGGTTTTCAATGGCGACAACACTCCGCCCAATGTACTCGGCGATTTCCTTGTCTCTCCTGCCTTCGTCGCACATCATCTTGACAATCTCGTCCTCTTCCATAGTCCAAGGGGCTCTCGCTCTGGTTGTATCCACTGGGTCGTGGAGTGGTTTGTTGTTCTCGGTAAGTCCGAGCGCCTTCCTTTTGTTGTAGATCTGATGAGTAGAAACGTTCATCATCTTGGCCAGCTCTACGTTGTCCACCGTGCCGCTCATCACATTGGTCACGAGGGCTTTGGTGCTTTGGGCATCCCACATTTTCTTTTTCATTGTGCGTCTTGATATAGTTCGTCTAAATAATCCCACTGCTTGTCGGGGCTTTGTATCTCCTGCCACAGGCGCGGCTCGGCTGTCATGGAGGTAATCCACTCCTTGCCATCCCACTTGCCTACGTCGTAGACATACCCGTCGCCCATAGGCCACGCGCAGAGATACCACCCCGTCTCCTTGGGTGTGCTGTCAAACCACATCATACCTCAACTTCGTGCTTGAGCGACTTACGAGCTTCCAACGCGAGGCGTGCGTACTGCATCACCTGTTGGTCGTAGTTGGGTGCGGAGGTGTCGGCTACCTGCATACCAATACCCACAGCCCACGAAGCGATGATGCCTTTCGTTGCGTCGTCGTTGCCGCCAGCGCGAGGGGTAAAGCCTCCGGAGAAGCCGGGCTTGTCGAGCTTGAGTTTCACCCCGTGGTGGGTGTGTTGGGCGGTGTACTCTACCGCATCCCCGGCCTTCCATTTGTCCGGGCTTTTGGTGTTGACGGAACCTTGAGTGCCGTCGGAGAGGTCGACGTCAAAGGCGTACATCGTACCGTGTGATCCATTCCACGTGGGAGGGTTTGCGGGTTCAATCCGCGAGATGGTGGCTTGTGCCATGTTACAAGGGTTTGTGCGCGTCTCCGCGCTGGTTTGAATTAGTTTAATCTTCTTCACACGACAGCTGGGGGGCACGGCATCTTCTGCTTTGCTCCTGGCTTCGGCTTCGGTGTATGCCGTGACAGTGAGCTTGTCCCAGTCGTCGTGGTCGTAGCCACGAAAGTACAGGACTTCGTAGGTGTTCATCGCTTGAGCTGGTCTTTGAAGTCAGCCCACAAGGAGTCGAACTTGGTGTGGAAGTCCTTGAGCTCCTCTTGAATTTCGCGTTGGAAGTCGGCTACCACCTGATCGCAGTAAGCCTTGAACTGGTCGGCTTCGCGTTCGATTTCTTTGCCTGTGATGTACGCCGTCCATTCGTGGAAGTCGGCGCAGGGTTGGTCTGGGTAGACCGTGTGAGAGATTCCGTTGGGTTTAGGCATGGTATTAAGAGTTTTGAGGTTGTCTTGGAGTTCTTTGTCATTCATCTTCTTCGTCGTCTAAAAATTCACAGTGCTCTCCGCATCGAAAGCAGATGCCCATATCCTCGTCGCTGGGCCAGTCGCAACAATCGCTGTTTCTCATGGTATTAAAGGTTGTTGGGTTTCATTTTACCATTCTTTTTTGAGGTCCAAAAAATCGGCCATGACTTGGCGGAAGTCGTCAATCTCCCGCAAGGTCAGGTCTTTAAATTCGTTTGCACGAAGGCGGGTGCAGATGTCCCACGCGAGGTCGTGCCCTTTGCTTGTGTTGTGTTCCATGTGGCGAATCTAAAAAGAAACTTTTATTACACCAAGCAAAACCGAAAAAAAATTTTCGCAAAAAGAAACCCCCCGACGTTTCGGAGGGTTCCCTACCTGTAGAAAATGAAACTTATTGCTTCTCGAAGAAGCTCAAACAAAGAGGGGCAATGCCAACCCCACATAACACTATGCCCTCCCAAGATAGGCCAAATTCATGAACCTGCCAAAGGGCTTCGAAAACAATCGCTCCCCCGATTGTGCGCTTGGCACTCCAGCGGCGCAGGTCTCCTTTGGTCTTGAATATCTCCGTCACGTCGAGCCGGGAGATAAGAGCAAGCCACGGGTTTACGTTGCCTCCCGCACTTCCCATACGTAGTCGTCTCTGCGTTCTCTTACGCGTGCCCACCATCCCCCCAGTCGAGGCGTGGCGAAGTTCTTTTCGGTAGCCCACCCCGCGTACCTGTCTCCGAGCTTCTTATAAGACCCCATCCGTAGGTGGTGGACTGTTCTTTGCTCCAACTTCATCGACTGGGTGATGCGGTCAATACTTACGGGCAGGTGCCACTTTTGGTGATCGTGGCCCCGCAGGATGAAGTCCGCGTCGGGGAAGTCCTTCTGGTCGATGTCAGCTCCAAGGATGCCCTTGGAACGCCTCGCGCCCCCTCCGTACCCGTGGTGATAGTGGACGTTGTATCTCTTGCGTGCGCTGCCCCCTCGGTGCGTCTGCACCACGAGCCACCCGGCATACCCCCCTACCTCTACGTGGCCTCCGTTCGCGTTGATGATTTGTGCGACCCTGTCGATGGGGGAGACCATCATCCTCTTCTCGATGTTCGTTTCGTGGTTGCCCTTGGAGATGAACTTAATAACATCGGCGTATTTGGCGAGCTTCTCCCCTACGTCTTGGATAACCTCGTCGACGTAGATACACGACTTGTACTCGGGCCTCAATTCGGAGTAGTTGCCGCGAGGGTCGAACCGCCCCTGCATGAGGTCGAACAAATCGCCAAAGATGAAGACACCGGCTCCCAGCTCCTGTGCCTCTTCGAGGTGGCGGTGCAAGAGGTCACGGTCGCACTTGATGGCGTCGTAGTGGATGTCAGAAATAAAGAGAAAATGCTGCTCGCCTTTGCGCTTGATGAGGTCGCAGTCGACGGCGTGGACGGTGCGCGCTTTTCGTTGAAGGTGCATTCAATAAACCCAGAGGGTATTTGGTGACTTGTTAGGATCCATATCGACATGGATATGGTTCTCGCCCAAACCTATCCTGTGGAAGCCGGCATCCAAGAGAGCTTCGAGGAGTAGAAACCTCCTGCGGTTGTTGGGTACGGCTATATCCGCAGCCCATCCGAGCAGGTGAGACGATTTGGGTGAGGCCGGGTATCCCTTCTTCATGAGCTCCCGGTTGTATTCAACCGTCCGGAAGCCCGACGTTATCCTCATGGGATACCCGTAGATGTCGCGTGCGATGTCGAGGGCTTGTACTACTTCGTGCTCCATGAGCTCACCCGTACCGGGGCGGTCGGGGGAGTCGAATTCGGAGAGCTTGAACCATTTGTACATCACATCCCTTTTTTGGCGAGTAAAATTTTCAGCTCGTGGATGCCTTCGACGCATTCCTTGAGCATGGATTTCAACTCGCTCTGGTCACTCTCAAGGCGGTACACCCGCCCCTTGAGTTTGGCGACCTCGGAATTCAAGGATACCCAAACGCCAACAGCGGCCATTAACGAAGGCACCAAATTTATTAACACGTCGTAGTTCATCTAAAAACTGTGATTGTGCCGTTTATCTCCACGGCCTTTGTAGAATGGTAAGTAGTTGCACGAATAGTCCAGATGTACACCCCGTCGGGTACAAAAGCTCCAAGGCGGTTGCCCAACCATTTATCCGCAGGATTAAAACTGATCCAAACGAGAGTACCCCACCGGTTGTATATCCTGCACTCCCACTTCCACCAACATTGATTCCTTGTTATCGGTTTCCAGTAATCGTTTTGGAGGTCGGCGTTAGGAGTGAAAGTATTGGGTACGAAGATGAGAGGGTCGTTGCAGTCCTCACCTTCGTCAGGATAGTATTCGCATAAGCCTACAACGGTGCATTCTTCGCAGTAGTTTATGGCAACGGGGTCTAAGCAGCCTTGATAAATACAAGAGCCGTCGTCCTCGGTGGCGATGGTGTTGTAGTTATATGCGAACATATCCGTACATCCAAGCACGATAGGCGGGGGTGGGGGGTCGCATCCCCCATTGAGGCTGTATTGGATCCAGCTGTTGTAGATATTCTCGTCGGGGTATGCAAAACCACCCAATCCCTCGTCTCCTTGTATGGCGTCGGAGTCATTGATTTGCCACACCGTCATGATGAGGCATTCTTCGTAATAAGACCCGCTCTGGAAGATGTCCACCCAACAGTTAGCCGTGCCGCTGCCAAAGAGAGGCGTGTCGAGCAGGTTAAAGGTTAGCGTGTCCCCGGTTTGCAAGATGTCGTCTTCGCCTTGCCCGATGTCAAAACCCGGAAAGTTGAGAGGAAAAATGAGCAGCGCCCATCCGTGATCGTAGAAACACGGGAACGGGTTGTCTTCCAACTCCGGATTGAAGGTGAGAGCAAGCAAAAATTCACCGATGCTGTCGGATGGGGTGCCGCACTGCGCTCCGTTGACGGCAATGGTGATGTCCGTGGAGATGGGATTGAACCCAATTATCTCCATGTCGCATTGAGCGTAGGATAAGAGAGGCAGGAAGAACCACAGAACCCTCTTCATTGGACAAATACTTTCTTCGTTACGCTGCGATATTTGAGGATATATACGCCCGTCGGTAGCATATCGAAGGGCGTATCGACCCTGCGCCCCATAAGGTCGTAGATAGTCGGTTTTCGGGTTTTCAAATCGCCTTCTAAAACGACGTCAACATAAGTGCCCACCGAGAAGTCCAACTCCAAAGGACAGTCGCCCACGCTGGAGAGCATATGCAAGAGGTCTTGGACGTTGACTATCCCGTCGCCGTTAGGATCTACCGGGCTATCTTCAACTCCGAAATAGGAAAGCATAACAAGAACGTCGCCGTTTCCTATGGTGCCGTTGCCATCGTAGTCCATAGGGCATTGGGGAAGGGTGTTGCAGAAGGTTTCTTGCCATACTTCAAAACTCGCGCCGAATCCCGTAGCAAAGAGGGTGTCTGGGCCTACCGTCCCCGTCATGCCCTCGCCTCCCAAATCGCACACCCCATCGCTTCCAAAATCGAAAGAACAAAAGCCGTCCCCGTTGGCATCTGTAATTGTTACCTCGTAGCACCCCTCGTAGATGCAAAGGTCGTACACGTATGTCGCTTGACCTAAAGGGTAGTTTCCGTCACCAATTACAAACTCTCCATCTTGTGTTATCTCCCAGTCTGTCTCGTTGGCCCACGTATCGGTGCTTACGGTGATGCTCAACAAACCTCCTTCGGAGTAGTTAAGAGGAAAAGCGAGGTAGTTGTTTTGGGCGTATTCATCCAAGGCGTTGAAGACTTGAACTTCGAACATCTGCGCCTCATATACATCTACACCTTCAAAGAGTACGTCTTGTGACTCTACCAGATTAAATACTTGCTGGGTGTATTCGTTGCCATTGCAAAACAAAGACACGTCGACAAATGCCAAGGGCTCGTTTCCCGTGTTGCTTACGGTCACCCAAATATCCTGCGTCGGGGTACACCACTCCTGTTGGTAGGTGGCATCCTGTACCATAGCGTCAAAGTCTACGGGAGTCAGGCACGAGTTTGAGTTCCACAGCTCCCACCGTGCGCCGTTCAAGAGTTGGTGCATCTTCTCCGCTTGTCCCTCGGTAAAGGAGTCCTTGCACGTCTCAGGTGTGTAGTCCATGAAGTTTTCTACCATAGCGTCCGGGCAGCTCGGCGCGGTACATTGGTTGTTTTCCCACGTAGGTGGGGTGTCGCATACTTCATCGCCTTGATTTTCGCAGTTGCTCTCTGTGCATCCGGTGGAGTTAGAGAACGTATGCCAAAGGGAAAGATGATGACCCATCTCGTGAACAACCGTATATCCCAACTCCCTTCCGGGTTTCTGCACCCCTACCGTGCCGACCGTGTTGTACAACGCCACGATTCCGTCACGGCAATCTCCCGTCGGCCCGAGGTACGCAAAGCCTTGTATCCCGTTGCCTCCGTCGTTGTTATTTATCTCGTTGACGACGTAGATGTTGACGTACTCGGAAGGATTCCAACAACCCGTCGCGGCCTTCAACTCTTCTTGCTCTACCCCTTGGCTTCCGAGCTGTCCGTTGCTTATGCCTTGCGTGGCGTAGTTCTCCCACAGGTCGGCCCCGTTAGTGCGAGTGATGCCGGTCGTAGGGTTGCCTTCTGGGTCGCGGGCGGCCAAACAGAAGTCGAGCTTCGTATCGACAGGCGACGCGAAGCTCTCATTCAGTACGTCCAGCTGCGACAAGACTTGTTCGTCGCTGATGTTGTTATCCATAGCCGCGCCCGTGTGCACGACATGGAAGACTAGCGGAATAGTTTTGTGCTCTTCGTTGGCAAGGTCAGCCCTTGCCGGGTTGCCCATGACGTGGACGGGATACTCCAGACACGTTTGAGCTTGAACGAGGAGCGGCAGAAAGCCGAGAAGAAGGAGTATTCGCATCGAGCCAAAGTTTGAGAAGTTGGATGTTTTCTTGGCGGGTCATTGGAGAAGCTTTCGTGCGAGGTCAGGATCGAGCTGCCCATCACCACGAGAGATGGTCATGCCGTTTTGGTAGTAGGCCGTCTTCTGCGGGAACATATCCGCGCCCGTGTTGGACGTGTACTCCGGGAAGAAAGAGAGGTTGTAGCAGAGGTATTCTACAAGTCGCGTCGTGTAGAACTGGGCGTTCTGCCGGGCGTTCTCAATTTCGCGGTGTAGGTCGGCCTCGGAGATGGCGGCGGTGTTCTCTGCCGTCCTAATAACGAGTCCTCCGTTGTCGAGCTTCACGTACAAGTTGGGCAGCAGCTCCACCATACTCCACCACACCACGACCTTCCGTACGTACCCGTCCAAAAGGGCTTCGTAGTTTCCCGTGATAGTACCGCCTGAGACGTCGGCCTTCAACTTCTCCAGCAGCTCGGTACCGAGGTATTGCTGGAGGTGTTTGTCTTGTGCCAAGATGATGGCCGGAACCATCACCGCATCCTCCACCCCGCCGTTGAGCTGGGTGATACGCTTCATGTAGTCAGGGTTGACGAAGAGAACTTCTGCTTGTAGTGCCATTATACGGGTGTTGTCCAGTTCTTAGGTTGAAGGAACCCACGGTTTACTTGTTCGCGGGTGGGCTTGGCTACGCGCGGGTCGTTTGTAGGCAGCGGTTCGAGCCCGGCCTCTTGCAAAATCTTGCGAGCGCGGTTCACACTTATCTTCTTGTTGTTCTTGCGGAGGTAGGTACGACGCTCCCAGAAGTGCTGACACGACCCACCCCCGTGGTAGAGGAAGAGGTCGTAGGTGTCGGAGCCGTTTGGCCCCCACCCGGGGTTCACCGCACGAGACGAAGCCGCGTCGATGTCTTCCTTCCTCCATACGCGGTCGCCTGCATTTACCATACGCTTGCAGAAGTCGCGCGATTCGTTGCCATTCTTGCCCGTCACCTTGGGCATATAGGCGTATCTGACCTTGACGAGCTCGTTGTCTTGATCTGATGAGGCTTGAGGCTTACCCGAAGGGACGCGAGCGAAGTTCCACAAGGCGTCCTGTGTGGCCTCGGTTTCTACGTCTACCCGTCGGGCGTCGATGAGTTCCCACTCGTCGTCTACTTCCTCGCCCATCTCAATCAAAAAGTCACACGCGAGGTTGAGTTCTACGTCGTCGCTCATTTGCACCTCTTCTGAGGGCGTTTGAGGGGCCATAGCGGGCACTTCTTCAACTGAGACAACAGTTGGGGTATTTGCCGCGTTGAAGATGCTCTCAAGGGCGTCTTTTACGATGCGCTGGTAAGGCTTCACCACTTGCTTGTCGAAAAGCTCCGAGGCAATCTCCAACTCTTGCGTGTTTCCAAGCTGTCCGGCTGTCTTGACGCCAAACATAGCCGAAGACACCACGCGGTGTCCCACCATGATTTTATCTGACACCTCCGTAGAGAGGAATTGGTATTGCTTGTCCGCGTCGGAGAGCGGGAACGGCTCGAAGTCGGGCTTTCTTTCGGGAGAGTCCGAGTAGGTCACGATGAACTTTCCCGCATTGGTAGCCCCGGCCAGTTGGCGCTCGATGTCGTTACGAATCTTGTGCCGCTCCTCCTGCGCTGGGACTCCGTTCTTGAAGTGGATGGAGAAAGAAGGAGCGAGGCCGTTCTTGATATTGTTGATGTGATATTTGCCAATCTCCTTGTCGAGCTCGATGTAGTCAATCGAGCCGATGTAGTCGGGCTTGGGGTAGTAGTACGATCCGGGAGAGAACGGCTTGACGTACAAGATTTGCACGGGGTACTCTAATGAATCCTCGGGGTCGAAGGCACGCACGAGCTCCGGCTCGATTTGTTTGTTCGACCAGTCCTTGGAGTAGTAGTAGAAGTTGACGTTTTCGTCTTCGTCGACCTCGGCGCTTCGGATATTCTCGAAGGGGCAATGGCGCACCTTGGCCACCGTCGTGCGGTCGATGCTGTACACGACCTCCAGCGCGCAGCCTCCTTGAATCTTTAGGTCGAGGCACGCCTTGCGGACTTCATCTTGCAAGCCCCACTCTTCAATCTTGAGGCGAGCATCCAACGTGTCGGCCTGCACCCCGTCGCCGTAGATCATATAGGCAATGGAAGTGCAGAGGGCGTTGTGCGTGGCGCTGCTCTTGTAGAGGTCAATGAGGTATTGAGGGAAGAGGTTGTCGTCCCCGTACTGAACGTAGCCCTCGTTGGAGGGCTTCTCCGCGTAGGAGCGTTCTTGGTATTCGTTGAGTTTTAGTAAATCCATCACTCGTAATATATAACGTTGTCAGGGATAGAGACGTTTGGAATAGTCCACGCGGGTTCGTCGCTTACTTTGCATGGCCCAATTTCGCATACCCCCACCACACTTGCGTCCGTTGGGTCGAGGTTGGTGGCTGAATTCTGCCCCCAAATTTTGTAGGTGAAGAGGCCGCTTTCGGTAATCAAAACGCCGTTGGTCGTGTCGGCGTTGGTGTCGAGTTCAAACTGCGTATATCTCTCGTTGTCGTAGCTCAACACAGGCACAGCGTAGTGCTTCTCCTGCGTCGCTTGGTTCGTGAGTTCCAAGAGATAGTGCGTGAAGCTGGGCAGAAACTTACGTGACTCGAAGGGAGTGACGTTGACCAAGTTGGAGGCGGTATTGGGGGAGAGATGAATCATGCTTCAAAATAAAGGGGAGAGCAACTGCCCTCCCCCTCCTTGTAACGATAACGGCCTAAGGTTGGCCCGATATTTTGAGAACTTACGGAGCAGCCGTGAAGGTCACGTTGGTTTGTCCTGCCTTATCAAAGAAAGGAGCTGCGCTGACCTCTTGTGCTGACAACTCCAACGTAAAGCCGTTCTGGTCGCCTGCTGCGGTGCCCGTTTGTACGGTACCGCCGGAAGCCTCGACGCCGTTTTTGTTGCCCATCACGAAGTAGTTGTCGTTCGTGTCCTGAACGATAACGGCCATACGGCCTTTGGTGATGTTTGAAATCTCCACGATGTCGGCAGCGTCCAACTTGTTGAACGTAGCAGACAACACTTGGTCGAAGTAGACGGTACCTGCTTCGATGTTTGAAGTGACGGTCTGCGTCAAAGAGCCAGAGCCGCGCGTCATATCGTAGGTGTAGACCGTGAGAGCAGCAGTAGCGTCTCCAATCTCACCCGCTACGGGAGCCTCCCAGATACCTTCGCTCCACTCACCGATGTAGATACGCTTGATTCCTCCGAGAGCATCTTTGCAACCCGTTCCGCGTCCTGCGAGAGTTAGTGTACAAGCCATGTTGTAGGGTTTAGTGAAAGTCGGGGGGAGCCTGTTCTCTCCCCCCTTCTCTCGGGTTCAATTATTAGCTGGAGCGGCGAGCTACTGCGATGGCAGCTTCGTCCACAATCTGACAACCGCCAGAGAACTGCATGATCACACGAGTCACGTCGTCACCCGTCACGTCACGCAAGTTCAAGATAGAGGCGTTGATGTGGTCGGTCAAGAGGTCCGTACCGAAGTACAAGTTCTCACGCTGTGCGAAGAGGAACGTGTCGTCAGGCATACCGGCAGGCGTGATGATTTCGTAGCCCTTGTAGTTCTGAGCGAATCCTTCAGCCAAGTAGGTCAGCTCTGCCGTGCCAGCGATGGCCTCGAAGTAGAGTTGCTTCATGGCACGAGACATGAAGAGCTTGGTGTTGGGGTCGCCAGCGATGACAGCAGGAACAGCCAAGGCGTTCAAGCGAGTCAAGATGTTGGCAGAGGTGGTAGCACCCGTCAACAAATCCTCTTCGCCGGGAGTGGCGGCAACGATTTTGTTCAACAACCCTGCGAAAGAGTTGTACGTTCCCGTCGTTGCTCCGTCGGTTGAGGAGTACTTGCCCTGCCAGATGTTGCGCTCGACAGCCTCGGCGGTCTTAGCAGCAACGTACTGAGCCACGAACGTCGTGAAGTCAGCAGGAGCGGCGGAGTTTTGTCCGCGCATCTGAGCACCTTCCCACGTAGCGCGGAGGTCTTCGTTGCATACCTGCTCGTTAATCTTCAGAGCGTCGACGGCCAAGATAGCCTCGCCCAAAGTCAACTGACCAGCAGCAGGGGTTGAGAACGCGCAGTCGTCGTTGGCTTGGATAGCCACGCCGGAGAACTTCCGGAGAACTGCTTTAGAGTGGACATTTTCACGAACGGTCACATATCCGTTTGCGATGGTGTCGGCAGACAAGACAGCAGCAGACACGTAAGGACGTGCCGCTTCTCCTGCGTAAGTACCGACGCCTACTGTGGCATTGTTGCCAAACTTGTAAAGACTCATTACTTTGAGAATTGATTGAGGAGAGCTGACACGCGCTCCTGAGTTGATAGATTCTTGAGGTCGAGAGGCTCACGCTTCGTCGTTGGGGCTTGATGCTTCAGGCCCGCTTCGGCGGCTTTCTTTTGCATGGCTTCGAGCTCCGCCTTGACAGCGGCAAGTTCGACAGCCACAGGATCCTCTTCTTTTTTTGGTTCGGGGGTGTCGGCTGACATCTCCTCCTTGTCGTCCTTGTTCAGGGCTTCAAAGGCGGCAGCAATCATCTCCTCGACTTCGGCTTTGGTGACGTAGCTGGGTGTCTCCTCAGCTTGCACCTCTTCCGTTTCTTCGGAGGCTTCAACCTCTTGGGTTTCTTCTGAGGCTTCGACTTCTTCGACAACCTCCTCCACTACCTCTTCGGTAGCTTCGCCAACAGAAGTAACAACACCGCCGTCACCGACTACGATGACACCGCCGTCTGCGAGGGTGTAGTCGCCGGGAGGCAGAGGGATGTTCTCACCCTCGTCGTTGATGATGTAGGCTTCTACACCTTCTGCAAATTGTTCTGCGTCGGTGTAGATCACCGTGCCGTTTTCGAGTGTGGCTTCCGCCATCTCGGTGCGCTTCTCCTCGCTCACCGTCAGGTTGACGTTGAAACGATTGAAGACTTCTTGCACTCGTTCTTGGATAGTCATGGAGTCCTTTTTTTCAATGAGTATTT